CAACTGAGCTGTTGGCTGATAAAATGGATCTCGCTCCCCTTAACCCGACCGCTGAACAGATTGCCGTTATGTCGGGCGGTCAATTTTACGGTGATACTGTCAATCATAAGGGAACTATCAAAGATGGTCAGTCTTTTTACGATACAGTTTATATAGATGAAAACTATAGAAAGACGTATACAAGTGTTTACAATCCGCCTATCTTTGTTCCGAATAATGCACAAGAAACACCAGAAGATTCAATATTCAAAAATGGCGACAGATGGATCAATAGTTCCGCAAGTCAAGGTACTGGTGTTTATGTTTTAAGACAAATAACGCTAGAGGTAAATCGTTTTCGATACAAGTGGGTTCCAGAATATGAGATATGGTATAGGAAAACGAGCGAGGCCGCGGACCCTTCTGTTCAGATAATAAATGAAGTTCAATACCAACAGGGTGTAAGAGGATGGTATGAAACCCCTCACTACCTTGAAGGAGTTGTTCTTTATGAAGCTTCCGCAGAATTGGGTGGAACCATTCAAAAAGTATATAAGTGCTACGCAACGAGAGTTAATAGATATCAGTTATTGACGTACTGGGCGGAAATCTCCGTTCCAGAAAACTACTATACCAAAACCGAAATCGACAACATGATCGGCGATATCGAAACCGCCTTATCGGAGGTGTGATATGAGCGTAGCAAGTGAAATAAATCGAATCAAATCAAACATAGCCGACGCTTATACCGAAGCCGAAGCCAAAGGCGCAACAATGCCCGCGACGGAGAACAGCGCGAATCTGGCTGATACCATTGCCACTATCTCTGGCGGCGGTATTCCTATCGATGAAAGCTCATTAACGCCGTTAGTGTTCGGCATTGACAGTGACGGCTTCTATTTTTCCGACACGCTTGCTGATGAAACGCCTGTTTCTTTCGGGCGCGACTCAGGCGGAATATATGTTGCAGGAGGTGCGACAGTATGAAAACTTATGTAGCAACAAAAGCAGAACAGACCGCTCAGACGGTGAAGTTGAATGAGATTGACGCTAAAATCACTCCCATTAACTTGGAAAGTGTTGTAGCAGGAATCCTCGACTTCGAGAACGATAATATTACCATCACATCTGGTGGATACGATGAAATCCATCGTCTTATTACTACATAAAAAGAGGTGAAACTATATGTCAAGGACTTTGAACCAACTTGATTTAGGCACTTCCGTCTACCTTGAAGAAAACGGAACGCCTAAAGAATATATCCTCTTGAAAAAGGATGTTGACGGTTGTATCTTGCTCCGTGCGCAAGCTCTTGTAGCAAGAAGAATCAACCCCACCAACGTCTCAAATTATGAGGGTTCTGAGATGGATAACTGGCTCGTTAACGAGGAGACTGGTTATATGTCGCTGTTTAACGCTGCGACCAAGAATGCTATTATTTCGAGAAGCAGACCGACTTTTGATTTTGGTGATTCTGAATGCCGATGGATTAGCAGACGCGCTTTTCTTCTTACACAGGGAGAGATGTTTAACAGCACTGCGAGCGCGGTAGAGCCGCTAACAACACTTGCTCCTGTTTTATCGCTGTGGAATCCTACGTTAGGCAGAATCTGTCATAACGAATCGGATCAGGCAGTCAACTGGTGGCTCTCCTCGCCGAACTCAGCTACCAACGTGTACTTCGTTTACAGCAATGGTACCTCGGGCTACAACATCGCGAGCTTCACAGGCTACTGGGCTCGCCCCGCATTAAACGTGGCTTCTGCCACAATCGTCAGCGACGAAGGCGCTGACAGAATCTATCTTATGCCCGACCAAAGTTACAGGGAAGTTAGCTTTAGCGGTAAAGCGTTAGAGGTAGCAGAGCGTCCTATCAAGGCTGTCGTAGAGTATGAAGCTACAAATCTTTATGATGTTGTGGTCGAAGTTTGCAATAACTACGGAGACGCAAGCCCTGTATGGGTGCCGTGTACGTCTGGTGTTGAAGTTGACCTCACAAATACCGTAAAGCAGACAACCGACTGGCAGGTAGGTGTAAGGTGCTACGGAAAATCGCAAGGTTACGGCTACTTTGAAGAGCCGATTGTAAAACTGGGGGTGGCGTGATGGCTTCTTTACGTGATTATTATCGCAAAATGGCAGAGGAGAACGCACGACTTCAAGAAGAACTGAGACAGGCAAGAGTAGAACAGGGAGACAGCGCCGAGAAAGCCGAAGCGTTTGATTATTTAACAGGAAGGAGCGGCGACAGCGATGAGTAATTATATGGATGAAGCTAAAGCAATGAGAGCGAGTATTGCAGGACTTGCAGAGGGTGCGAGTGATGAGAAAATCATCGACAACAAATCCGCGTTTCCGTTTTGGAATGGCGGCGGTGTAGTCTATAAGCGCGGAGATATCGTGCAGTATCTTGATAAGGTCTATCGTGTACTTCTTGACCATGTTTCACAGTTAGACTGGACACCTATTGTTGCAGTCAGCCTGTTTGTAGAAATTCAAGTAGGCGGCGGTATTCCCGACTGGGTACAGCCTTCTTCGGCTAATCCGTATATGAAGGGCGACAAGGTCAAACACCTCGACAAAATCTGGATTTCTGATATTGACAACAACGTTTGGGAACCGTCAGTATACGGATGGAGCGAGGTTGAGCCTAATGTCTGATGTAGTTATTGTCGGTCTGCTCAGCCTCGTCGGAACGATCATCGGAACGCTGGGCGGCATTATTGCCACGAGCAGACTGACCACCTATCGAATCGAACAGCTCGAAAAGAAAGTAGACAAGCACAATCATTTGATTGAGCGTGTCTATGATATCGAGCAACACAATGCAGTCATTGATGAAAAAATCGAGGTCGCCAATCATCGTATTGACGATCTCGAAGAAGATAGAAAGGACTGATTCAATGAACGGAGTTTTTACAAAAGACTGGTGGATCGCAGTAGCTATCCGCATGATTAAGACATTCGCTGAGGGTTGCCTCGCCGTGATGGGATCACAGGCGGCTTTCATCCATGAAGTCAACTGGCTCATGGTGCTGAGCGGCGGAGCACTGGCGGCGGTCGTGAGTTTCCTGCTGGCGCTCAAAGGTCTGCCCGAAGTTCCCACCGTTGCCCCTGACGGCGACGAGGGAAAGAGGTATAAGACAGAAGATCAGAAAACAGGCGGTGAGTGATATGTTTTTGAAACAAAAATATTCGTCTCGCAAGTTCTGGTGTGCGGTCATTAACTCAATTATCAATTTAATTGTGTTAGCAGTCACCGACAATCAGGTGGTCGAGCTGGCGGCTCTGGCGTTTATCACAATGGGCTTTGTTGTGTTTATGCTTTGCGAGGCGGTTGTAGACTGCGTGTCAATGGATTCGCTGACCGTACACGTTCACCATGTTGAAAAGAAAGAGAAGGAGGAACCGGCAAATGATGACGGAGAAAGAGCTTCTTGAACTTGACGGAGTAACCGAGAAAACTCTTGAAGCGCTCAAAGACAGTAAGGGGGAAGAAGATGAGTAACAGCTCGCTTGTAAACCATACTCACTGGTCGCCGCACCATTACTATGGACGCAATCACAAGATCGACACAATCACGATCCACTGTGTTGTTGGTCAATGTTCCGTTGAATCTCTGGGCTGGGTATTTGATAGCGATATCGAGGCTTCATCAAACTATGGTGTAGGGTATGACGGAAGAATCGGTCAATACGTCGATGAAAGCAACGCCGCATGGACTTCTTCAAACTACGCCAACGATAACAGGGCGGTCACGATCGAGGTCGCCTCCGATACATATGATCCTTACGCTGTCACCGACGCGGCGTATAATGCGCTGATCAAGTTGGTCGCGGATATCTGCCGCCGTAACGGTATCAAAAAGCTCATCTGGAGCACAAGCAAGAATGACCGTGTGAATCATTTGAACGGTTGTAATATGACTGTTCACAGGGATTTCGCTAACAAGAGTTGCCCCGGCGACTACTTATACAACCGTCACGGACAGATCGCGGCGGCTGTAAATAAGATTCTCGATTCTGGCGACGATGGCGATTATGATGGTGGCGGTCAGAAAATCTACTTTGACATCTCCATGCCTTATCTCGCGAAGTCTGGGTACATCAACAACGGTGAGGAAGTAAAGACGGTTCAGCTCCTGATGAACGCCATGCACTATGGCGACATTGATGTAGATGGTATTTTCGGCAACGCCACCGATCAGGCGGTCAAGAAGTTCCAGAGATCAAGAGATCTGGATCAGGACGGTATTGTCGGTCCCGATACATGGCGGTATCTGTTGAAATAATCAAATAACCATAAGAAGAAAAGCCTTCGATCATAACGGTCGAGGGCTTCTTTTTTTATGTCTGCATACTCTGCATATTTCCTGCATTTTTTGTTGCATTTTTGTTGCATTTGGTGCTAAAACGGTGT